GTTCAGTGGGGCGGGGTGAGGCTACTTCGAGAAAGGATTGCGATCGCCCCGGCGCATGGGAACAGCGCCGTTGCCCATTATGCTATAAGAGAGCGCCCCGCCCGGAAGAATAATGGCTGTTTGCGCTGTACCAAGCACCCGGATGGCATAGAAGCGCTCCCCCGTATCCGAGAATTTGTCCGTGAAAATTTCATAGCGCACGGATTCAGGCTTGCCCCAGGAATCAGCCCTCGGCTCCGCCGTATACACATCTATAACGCCGCCTTCCTTGACCACCCACTTTTGCCACCAGTTCACGTACTGATTCCGGGGGTCAAGGGGTTCGGCGTAAACCCAGGTGCCTAGAACGTACTTCTGCGCCTGTTCAACGCTGGTGATATTTGAGGGGGAAGTGGCCCGATGCGTTGAGTATCCGTCCAACGCCATGTATCCACCGCCCACAACAAACGCAAGGCTGGCGATCAATGCAACGGGCCGTGGCCAGTTGTATCCCTGTGAACGCATGTTCTCTTGGCATTTCTTCCAATTGAAAGCTGCCATCGCAAAAGCAGCACCGAAGAACAAAACACCTGCCACCCCCACTGCGATCTGAATCAGTTCTTTCATGTTTCCTCCTCACTTATTGGCGATACAGGGAAGCTGGTAGCACACGGCGGCGCTACTTACCAGCGGACCTCTTGCGCTGGGCCGTCGCCAACTCGCCCAGCCGCCGCTCAACCTCGGAAAGCGGCAGGGCGATCACGGACAGGGCAGAAGATGCTGCCCAGGCGGCCTCACGGCCGTAGGACTTGTCCACATAGGCGAATACGGTGATTACGCTCCAAAGAACCAGGGCGCGCCAGATCATGAGCGCTCGCCCTCCTCGGCCTGACGCCGCCTGCTGATCTCGTCCACGACGCGGAGCAGATGGCGGAAGTCCTTGTGCCAGGCCGCCACCATGTGGCGCATCAACCCGGCCTGCTCACCCTTGGCCCACAAGCCCAGGACCACCACTCCGGACGCCCAGGCCGCGCCAACCTCCGCCCAAGCGTCGGTACCGCTGGGGCCTATGTAGATCACGAGGTCGCTCTTGGTCGCGCCGTCCGTGTCGTAGCGGAACTTCGCCGAGGCATCCTCGGACTTGAGCCACTCCTCAATGTCGAGCTTGCCGAAGCGCACGCGGCCTTCCAGCTCCGCCGCCTGGCGGACGAAGGACACGACATCATGACTACGCTGTTCCAGGCACTCGGTCAGCATCTCCACGGCGTGCTGGTTCTTCCAAGAGCTTGCGATGTAGATTCTCATACCCCGGCCCCCCCCTATCTCCTGGCGTCTATAGGGTTAAGTTCATCACAGCAGACCATGCACGTGCCAATAGGCGCGAAGTGAGCGCCGATGAGAATGCGCCACTGGCCGTCGATCCAAAGGAACGGCTCGGAGAGGAGCCTGGCCTGGTAGGTGCGCACACTCGTTTGTGTGGCGGGAGTCCAGCGCACCCACTGGCCTTTGCGGAAGTCCGGGGCGGGGCGCTCCAGCGTCTCCAGCCATCCGGGCTCGGTCAGTCCTTTGGCCAGGAGCTGGCCTAAGGCCTCGGGAGTGAAAAACGTGTACTTCTGGCCGCCAACGGAGAACCACTTCTCGCGCCGCTTCCCTCCCACCCAGGTATACTCGCAGAGCCGGTACAGACCGAGGTCCGCCTCATGCTGGGCCGGCCATTGCTCGGCGGGGAAGATGTCGAAATTCCGCGTTTTGCCCCGGAACCGGAGCAAAATAGACCCTGTTTTTTTACGCTTTTCTGCCATGGTTCCGGGGCAAGCTACGTGCCCCCCTCCTGCTGTTGCATCCACGCCAATTCGGCATGGACACGGTTGAGGGCCTGGGCGCAGGTGCGCGCCATGGTCATGGCCGCAGCGTCCGCCGCCTCGTGGGGCTTGTCCGTGTCACGCAGGAGCACGGCCACGGGGCGGTTGGCCTGGTTGTCGTAAACCAGCGGTGAGCCGAACTTGCCGCGCGAGGTGGTGAAACGGGTAGGGGCCGACATTGTTAATCCCCTATGACCAGCAGAGCGCGGTCCGCATCGTCTCGGATAATGCCAATATGGAGTTTGAGCTTTGCAATCGACGCCAGCTTCTCATCTAGCGACAGTTTCCCACTGTCTAAGGCGCGCAGGATGTCGCGGGCCTCAAATAGATGCTTGTGCGCATGTTCCAAGACGTTGTGCGTCATGGCCGTCAGCATTTGCGGAGTGATGTCCAATTGGTTCTCCTAGTAAATACCCCGATCATTGCAGAGCCATTCCGGGATATGCAGTTCCAGCGTGTCACCGATTTTCGCGCCCTCGTTCCTGCCCACCACGCTGGTGGGCAGCCAGAACAGGCCGCCATCAATCCGCACGAGCAAGGCGTTGTCACCACGCACCTCAAGGGTGGCCTCGAAAGGGTAAGTATCGTTGCTGGCCATTCGGGCTCCTGTGTTGTGGCTGCTCGTCAGGCCGGGGCAACCACGCCCCGGCGACCGCCCCGCAGGGCGGTTTCGCGTACTCACGCCTCCTCGGCTTTTGCTTTCGACCACAGTTTCTTGCCATTCTCGCAGTTGTCCTCGCCCGACTCGCACACGTCGCGACCGCCTTCTTTCGCCTTCCTGATCGCCATGCGCTTCGTCAGCGCTTCCACGCGGTAGGCTTGCTTGCACAACAGCGGGACGGTCACGAGGAATGTAGGCATGTCGCTCTCCTTGGGCTACCGTTGCGGATCACGCAGTTTATTGTCCTCGCCACGCAGGATGACCCGCATGACTTCCTCGGCGTAGGGCTCATCCTCGTTGCAGATGATGTACTTGTGCTCGCTCATGGGCGGCTTGCGCTTGTGCTCGCGCAAGGCCTGGATGTGGTCTTCGACTTTCCCCCAGGCCTCCTCGAACTCCTCATTGTTGTCGCCCAGATATTGAACCTCGTCGGCCTTGAACACGATGTACTTGTCTTGCTTCTCGGCCATGGTCTCTCCTCTTGATTTCGCGTTCGGCTGCTCATCAGGACCAGGCAACCACGCCTGGCCGACCGCACCCGACCGAGGAGGCCGGGGCGGTTTCGCATGGGGGGGCTATCCCAGCAGCGAAAGCTGCACCGCGCCGCCCACGTTGACCGTGGTCATGGGCACGCGCTTGAGGATGTCGAACACACGGCGGTCGGACAGGCTGTGCGTACGCGCCAGGCGCTGCACGGCCTCGTTGCCGCTCATGGTCTGAATGAGCCGGTCATACTCCCGGCAAATGGCCGTATCCCGCGCGCGGCGCAGGGCCTCCGCGCAACGCGGAATGTACAGGTCCGTGCTGCCGTAGCGCCGCACGAGGATGTCCGCCGCGTCCACGCCGATCACATCCGCCAGCACGTTGAAGCGCAGCTCGCCCAGCTTGGTTTCGCGCTTGGGCACGGGGAACGTGGTGCCGCCCAGGGTTTCCACCAGGTACAACGTCTTGCGCAGGCCGATGACTTCCGCCATGTCACGCACGGTTGCGGGCAGTTGCTCCAGGCTCGCCCGTTCAAGCGAAGGGTTGTCCGGCTTCATGCCACCACCTCCTGCGCCTCGCGCTTGGCCCGGCGCTGTGCATCCCTGACCAGCGCGGCGATGATCCCGCGCAGCTGCTCGGGCTTGGCCCATTCCAGCCGTTCCACCTTGTACATGCGCGCGGCCAGGCCCACGGCGTAGGCCCAGGGACGGCCGGCGTCTGCCAGCAGCGCGCCGATCTTCTCCAGCAGCGGGCCGCAACCGGGCGTGGCGCGGGGCTTGGGCTTACGCCTGGCCGGGCGCGGGTCTTCGTCCGTCCAACCCTTCTTGCGCAGGGCGGCCAGCACCAGCACCAGTTGCTTGTCCGTGAGCTGCCCGGCCGAACGCTTGCCGGTCAGGGCCTCCAGCATGTCGCGGTAGGCGTCATCCTCCAGGCCCAGGGCCTTGGCGGCGATATGCACCTTGGCAAGCAAGCTGCGGCGAGATTCTGTCTTCATGCGGGCTCCTTGTGGCTGCTCGTCAGGCCGGGGCAACCACGCCCCGGCGACCGCGCCCCAGAGTGGGGGCGGTTTCGCTTGGTTCAGGCGGCCTTCCCGGCCACCTCTTCCAGGTTGAGTTCGACGAAGAACTCGTCCGTGGTTTCGCGGACCACACCAATGTCCTCCAGCTTGCCCTCGGGCCAGCCGCGCAGGGCTTCCTTGTCCACTTCGGCCTTGGTGCGGATGCCATCCGTGAAATTCAAGTCCTGGAGACGCTGGAGCACCATGGCCCAGGTGCGCTTGGCCATGAGGCGCAGGGCCGTGGCCCGGCGGAAGCCGATGGTGCCGAACACCAGCGCCTGGCTACGGTTGCGCACGTCGCCGAAGTGCTCGGCCTTGTTCTGCGTG